ATTTAACTGTAACTTCACCTCCTTATAATGAAATGAGATCTTATGATAATAAAGGATTTAGCTGGGAAGATTTTTCTAATATAGCACAAGAATTATATAGAATAACTAAACCAGGTGGAGTTGTGGTATGGATTGTGGGAGACCAAACTAAAGATGGAAGTGAAACATTAACTTCATTAAAACAAGCATTATATTTTAAAGAAAAATGTGGTTTTAGAGTGCATGATACAATGATATATGAAAAAGCAGGCTTTAGTAATCCTGGCAATGTTAGATATCATCAAACATGGGAGTATATGTTTATTTTATCTAAGAATAAACCTAAAACTTTTAATCCTATTAAAGATCGACCTAATAAATATGCAGGACAAAGCCGTAGAGGAACGAACTTTAAACGACAAAAAACAGGAGAATTAGTTGCTGCAAAACAAACTGCTCCATATGGAGAATTTGGAATGAGATTTAATGTTTGGAGATATGCAGTAGGAAAAGTTAATTCTACTCCTGATGATATTGCTTTTAAACACCCTGCAATTTTTCCTGAAAAACTTGCCTTAGATCATATTTTATCATGGAGTAATGAAAATGATATTGTGTTAGATCCAATGGCAGGCTCAGGAACCACATTAAAAATGGCAGCTTTAAATAATAGACATTTTATAGGCATTGAAAGACATTGTGATTATGTTGACAATATTCTAATAGAAAGACTATCACAACATGGAATTAAAGCGATAGTTGACAAAACTCTAATTCTATGATATAATATAATTAAAGCAGTAAAAAAATAATAAACAGAATGGAGGATTATAATTAGTGGAATATATTAATATACATAATCACACAGAATACTCTAATATTAGACTTTTAGATTCTATTAATAAAACTGAAGATTTAATTGATCAAGCAGTAAAAAATAATTATAAAGGTGTTGCGATTACAGATCATGAATCTGTTTCTGCACATATTAAAGCAATTCAACATGTAAAGAGACAAAGAGAAAAACAAGCAATACCAGATGATTTTAAACTTATTTTAGGGAATGAAATTTATTTAATTGATGATATAGATAAGTATAAAGATCATTATGATAAAGATACTATGAAATATTATCATTTCATTCTTTTGGCAAAAAACAAACAAGGACATGAACAATTACGTAAATTAAGTTCTACTGCATGGCAAAATTCTTTTACACAAAAGCGTATGAATAGAGTGCCTATTACTTATAAGCAAATAGAAGATGTATTAAGCCAATATAATACTTGTGAATTAATAGCATCAACCGCATGCTTAGGCTCATTTTTTGCCCAACAAATATTAAACAAAAATGAAGATTCTGATAAGAATATCAAAGATTTTTTAGAATGGGGATTAAGAGTATTTGGAAAAGGCAATTTTTTCATAGAAATACAACCCTCTATTGAGACTCCTGAACAGCAATTATATAATTTAGAAGCATATAAAATTGGTCAAAAGTATGATATTCCTGTTATTGTTACTACTGATAGCCATTATTTAACAAAAGAAGATAGAAATATTCATAAAGCCTATTTAAACAGCAAAGAAGGAGAAAGAGAAGTAGATGATTTTTATGGTTCTACTTATCTTATGACAATAGAAGAGATAAATAATTATCTAATAGATAATGGCTTTAATGAATCAATGATTGGAGAAGTTATTACAAATACTATGTTAATTCATACAATGATAGAAGAATATGACTTACAACAAACTCCAGTAGTGCCTAAGTTTACTTTGCCTAAATTTAAATTACAACATTTATTTAAACAGTATTATGATGAATATGAATATATTGCAAAATTTAGTCAAAGTGAGAATGTTCAAGATCATTATTTATTATACCAAATAGAACAGGGTATAACAGAAAAATATATGAATCGCGGCAAAAGCTACAATGAAACGGAAATAAATAGGATGAATATAGAATTAAAAGAATTGTGGCAAATTAGTGAGAAATTAGATATCAATATAGCTGCATATTACAATACAATGCGGAAAATCATTAATATTATGTGGGATGATGGTGATAGCATTGTTGGTCCTGCACGCGGTAGTGCTACTGGTTTCTTTATAGCTTATCTTATGGATATTATTCAAGTTAATCCTTTAGAATGGGATTTACCAAGTTGGAGACATATCACAGCAGATAGACCAGAATTGCCTGACATTGACGTTGATACAGAAGCTATGAAAAGGCAAAATATATTAGAAGCATTAAAAGATTTCTTTGGTGAAGAATCAGTTATTAATATTTGCACTTTTGGCACAGAAAGTAGTAAAAGTGCACTATTAACCGCAGCAAGAGGTTTAGAGATTGATGTAGACACAGCTTTATATGTTGCAAGTATGGTGCCTATTGAGAGAGGATTTAACTGGGAATTAAAAGATTGTTTCTATGGAAATGAGGAAAAAAATCGCAAACCAGTTAAAAACTTAGTTAAAGAAGTAGAAAAATATCCTAATTTAAAGGATGTAGCATTTAAAATTGAAGGATTAGTTAATAAAAGATCTATACATGCTTCTGGTGTGTATATTTTTAATGAACACTATAGTAAATTAAATGCAGTAATGCAAGCACCAAATGGTCAGTTGATCACTCAATATAATATGAATGATTCAGATTATGCAGGTGGTTTAAAGTTTGATTTATTAACAGTCCAAGCATTGGATAAAATTAGATTAACTCTTAATTTCTTATTAGAAGATAATATAATTGAAGATCAAGGCTCATTATTATCTACTTATAAAAAATATTTACATCCTGATGTTTTAGATTATGACACTTCTGAAATGTGGGACATGGTAGGGAAAAATGATATTACAGATTTATTTCAATTTGAAACTGAAGTAGGTAGCTCTGCGGTTAAATTAGTTCGCCCTCGTAATTTATTAGAATTAGCTACTGCCAACTCATTAATGAGATTGATGGGAGGTAGTGGAAAACAACCTTTAGATGAATACCGTGATTATAAACAAAATTTAGATTTATGGTATGAAGAAATGAGAATGTCAAAGTTAACTCAAGAAGAAGTAGCAGTATTAGAACCTCATTTGAAAAAATTATATGGAGTTGCTGATACACAAGAGGTTGTTATGGAAATGGCGATGGATCCTAAAATTGCTAATTTTTCTTTAAGCCAAGCTAATAAGTTGCGTAAAGCTATTGGTAAAAAGTTAGAAAAAGTAATGAAAGAAAGTCGTGATGAATTTTTTAAAGAGGGTGAGATCGCGGGAACATCCCCTGCATTACTTAATTATGTTTGGCACATACAAATTAGTAGACAATTAGGGTATAGTTTTAGTAAAAATCATACTGTTCCTTATTCTATGATTGCTTTACAAGAAATGAATTTAGCTTATCACTATCCTATTGTTTATTGGAATACTGCTTGTTTGTCAGTTAATTCAGGTTCAGCAGATGAAGATCAAGCTAAAGAACAATCAACAGATTATGGTAAGATTGCTGCTGCTATTGGCAATATGAAGTCAAGAGGTGTTAATATTTCTTTACCTAACATCAATGAGTCTAATTTTGGTTTTGCCCCTGATGCAAAAAATAATCGTATATTGTTTGGATTAAAAGGTATTAACAAAATTGGTTCTGATCTATGTATAGATATTATGCGATATAGACCTTATTCCTCTTTATCAGATTTCTTAAGCAAGGTTAAAATTAATAAAGATAAAGTTATTAGTTTAATTAAAGCAGGTGCTTTTGATGAAATAGAGCAAAAAGAACGCATAGATATTATGAAAGAATATATTGAATATATTTGTGGGTTTAAAAAACGATTAACATTACAAAATGTTCAAATGTTAGCAAAACAAAATTTATTTCCTGATAAGCTAGAGCTTGAAATTAAAATTTTCTTTTTTAATAAACATTTAAAGAAGAGTAAACAACAACACTATTACAAATTAGATCAAAGAGCTTATGATTTCTTTATACAACATTTTGAAGATAACCTACTTACTTATAAAGATGATAGTATTTTAATTGTTCAAAAAGATTGGGATAATATATATCAAACAACTATGAATAAAGTAAGACAATATATTAAAGACAATCATGATGATTTATTAGCTCAATTAAACAATACTATTTTCCAAGAAGAATGGGATAAATATGCTACAGGAAATTATAGCTCTTGGGAAATGGAATCAGTTTCATATTATGAACATAAGCATGAATTAGCTCATATTAACAAAGAAAAATATCAATTAACATCTTTTCATGATTTAAGTAGTGAACCAGAAGTTGTTAAATCATATTATGCAGGCGATAGAGAAATCAATATTTATAAATTACATCGCATTATAGGAACAGTTTTAGATAGAAATAAATATAGACACACTGTCACTCTATTAACAACAGATGGAGTTGTTCATGTTAAATTTTATAGAGATCAATTCAGTTATTTTGACAANCAATTATCACAACGCCAAGCAGATGGAAAGAAAAAAATTGTAGAAAAATCATGGTTTAATCGCGGAAACAAGCTTCTTATTACAGGTTTTCGTAGAGGTAATACTTTCGTTCCAAGAGTATATAAAAATTCTATATATCAACATCCAATATATTTAATACTTGATATAGATGAAAAAGGAGAAATTACTACTATATCACATCGTGCAGAAATATAGGAGGTGCACTTATAATTGGAAATTATGAAAAGAAATGGTAAAACTGTTATATTTGATAAAAATAAAATCATTAATGCAGTAGAAAATGCCATGCGAGAAACTGTAAAAGGAGTAGACACTAAAATTAGCCATTATGTTGCTGATAATGTGCGTGAAATTTTAGAAGGTCATAATAGTATTACAGTAGAAGACATACAAGATTTAATTGAAACTTTGCTAATGGAAACCGCCAGAAAAGATGTTGCTAAAAGATTTATATTATATAGAGCAGAAAGGAATAGAACAAGAAAATATAGAAAACAAAAAAAATATAGATTGTTAAAAGAAGACTTTATAAGTCAATACAAACATAAACCAACCCCTATGGAACAACTGGGTATGTTCACATATTATAGAACATACTCACGTTGGCTCCCTGAAGAAAACAGGAGAGAAGAATGGTATGAAACAGTAAGAAGAGCAGTAGAATATAATTGTAATTTAGTTAATACTACCCAAGCAGAAGCTCAAGAACTTTATGACAATATGTTTAACCTAAAGCAATTTTTATCAGGAAGAACATTATGGACAGGCAATACAGAAGTATCTGAAAAATATCCATTAGCTAATTTTAATTGTTGCTTTACAATTGTTGATAGCATTAAAGCTATTAGTGATTTATTTTATTTACTTATGTTAGGAGCAGGTGTGGGAATTAGAGTATTAAAAGATCAAGATGTTAATAAATTACCTAAGTTTAAAACAAAAATTAATCTTATACATCAAGATTATATAGGTGTTCCCGCACAAAAAAGATTAGAACACACTAGCATGAAATTTATTAGTAATGATACAGTAGAAATTACTGTAGGAGATAGTAAAACAGGATGGTCTTTAGCTTTATATCATTATTTAGATATATGCAGTAATAAAATGTATGATTCTGTTGATAAAATTATTGTTAATTATAACAATGTTAGACCTTTGGGTGAAAAATTAAAAACTTTTGGGGGATATGCTTCAGGTCATATTGCTATTAAAAATATTTTAGAAAAAGTTAATATTATTTTAAATAGAAATAATGATATAAAATACAGATTATTAAAACCAATAGAAGTAATAGATATTTGTAATTGTGTAAGTGAGGGTGTAGTAGTAGGAGGCACAAGACGAGCTGCACAAGCTTGTTTAATTTCTCCTTCAGATGAAGAATCTATTCAAGCTAAAAACAACTTATTCATGCAAGAAGATGGTCAATGGATAATTAATAAAGATATCTCACATAGAAAAATGAGCAATAATAGTATTTTTTATGAAGAGAAACCTAAACGTGAACAATTACACTGGCATTTACAACAATTGAAACAATCAGGTGAACCTGGTTTTGTTAATGTAGATGCAGCTCGCAAAAGATTGCCAAGTTTTGAAGGGTGCAATCCTTGCTTTGAAGTTTTATTACCAAGTAAAGGAGTATGTAATCTTGTAACTCTCAATGTTTTTGCTTTTGTTAATGAACAGAATAAAAAACTTGATATAGAAGCTCTTAAAAAAGCTCAAAAATTAAATGTAAGAGCTGCTTACCGCATGTCTTTAGTAGAATTAGAGCTAACAGATTGGAACAACAAAAGCAGAGAAGAAAAAATTATTGGAGCTTCTTTAACAGGATGGCAAGATATGGTTAATCTTTTAGACTTAAACAAAGCAGAACAAAAAGAAATATTAGCTATATTATGGGAAACAGGATTAGCTACTTGTGAAGAAATGGCAAAAGAATTTGAAAACACTGTTCCTACATTGATTACTACAATAAAACCTGAAGGAACATTAAGTTTATTGCCAGAAGTGTCACCAGGAATTCATGTTAGTCATTCACCTTATTATATTAGAAGAGTTAGGATTAGTGCAAATGATCCTTTAGTTAAAGTTTGTGAAGAATTAGAATACCCTATCTTTAATGATGGTGATGATGATGATAATAGCTGTAAAACAAAAGTTATTGAATTTCCATGTAGTTCCGCGGCAAAGGTAAGTAAATATAATATTACTGCTATAGAACAATTAGAAAATTATAAAATGTTTATGGATTATTATGTAGATAGTAATGTATCTGTTACAATTACAGTTCAAGAGCATGAGTGGGAAGAAGTAGAACAATGGTTGTGGGATAATTGGGATAGTGTAGTAGCGATATCTTTCTTATCTTTATCAGATTCTTTTTATGATTTAATGCCATATGAACAAATTACTAAAGAAGAATATGAAGAAAGAAAAAGAGAAATGAAACCATTTATTCCTGCTTTATTGAGTAAATATGAGAGTGAAGAAACTGATTTAGATATAGGAAATTTGTCAGATTGTGAGGGAGGAGTGTGTTCTATTAGATGATGGTCCAAGGAATAGATTTAAATGATGCTTGGAGAAATACTTTATGGGAATGTGTAAAACATGGAGAAAGATATATTATTAAAAAAGGAAGCTATGTTGGACAAGAAAGATCGCAATTAAAATCTCTTATATTGCAAATTGAAGAACCTGGAAAAAGACCTTTTAACTTTTACACTCCTAGCGGAATTCCTGCACCAACAAATGAAGAAAAAATAAACACATATTTTGAAAATTATATTATAACAGATACTAAATGTGATATGGAAGATTATACTTATGGTGAATTTATTGCGCCTCAAATTCCTAAAGTAATTAATATTTTAAATGAATCAGGAGGTATGACAAATCAAGCTACCATTAATATTGGGGGAGAAAATAATATAAATATGGAAGATCCTCCTTGTTTAAGAGTTTTAGATTTTAAAGTTGTTAACTCTAAATTAATATTAAGTGCATTTTTTAGATCATGGGATTTGTTTACTGGTTTGCCAGAAAATTTAGGAGGTTTACAATTACTTAAAGAATATGTTCTAGCAAGCTTAACTTTTCCTATAGAAGATGGAGAAATGATAATATATAGCTCTGGAGCTCATATTTATGAAATGTATTATCCTGTAGTTAACACTATGAATATTACACAAATATAAGGAGATATAGAATATGACAAGAATGTTTGCAGAAGTTGAAAAACAGTATAAACAACATCAAGAACCTGCAATAATGCCTATTAGAAAAACAGAGTATTCTGCAGGTTATGACATTCCCATTCCACAAAATATTAAATTAAAACCAAAAGAACAAAAAATGATATGGACAGATTTAAAAATTCATATGCCCTCTAATGAATTTGTAATGATACATATTAGAAGTTCTTTAGCGATTAAAAAACAATTATCATTAGTGAATAATGTAGGAATAATTGACGCTGATTATTGTGGAAATGAAAGTAATGATGGAAATATAGGAATGTGTATTAAAAACAATGGAAAAGATGAAGTAATTTTGAACAAAGGAGATTTTATTGCCCAAGCTATTTTCTGTGAATATAAGATTGCTGATAATTGTAATTTTAAAGATAATCGAAAAGGTGGATTTGGTTCTACAACTGAAGGAGGACAATAACTTGGTAGATACAATAGAATTAAGGAAAAATATTCCAAGCTACCAAAAAAGAAAAAATGCGAGACAACCAGAAACAAAATATGGTTTATTTATCTATAAAAAGATTACAACAGAATTAACCAAAAAGACCAAAAAGAAAAAAGCAATTGTTTCTACAGAACATAAAAAAGAAAATAGTAAATCATATAAAAATATAACATGGTTAAATAGAATGTATGAAAGAAAAATGAAAGAAAATCCAATTGACCCATTATATAAAGTGGTTATTCCTTTGCAAATTCCTAATGGTTATAAACTCTATGATCATAAAGGTCAATATTATGCTACTGTATTAGATCAAAATGATGTTTTTTATTTTTTAGCAATACAAAAAGACACTGAAGATATTCACTTCTTTTTAAGAACTTTTGTAGATAAAATGTTTATTCAAGCACAATGTGGTGGACCTTATGGTTTTATAGTTCCTGAAGAATTCTATAAAAACTATGAAAGAATTGATTAAATGGCGGTGATATATTATTATTTATATAGGCTTAGATCAATCAAGTAAAATGGTAGGATATGCTGTAATTGACAATGAAGAATTAGTTCGTTATGGAGTGTTTAAAACTCCCTCAAGCAAAAATGTTATGAAAAGAATTAGTTATATTATAGAGTTTTTAGATGATTTACTTCATGAATATAATAGTAATATTGTTGTAGGCCTTGAAGACACACAAGAAAGTGGAATGAATACGAATACTTTTCAATTATTAACAAAAGTTTTAGGTGCTATTGAATTTTGGCTATACACAGAAAATATTTCCTATATGGTATGTCATATAAGCTCCTGGAGAAAACATTCTGGAATTAAAGGCAAGAGAAGAAAAGAGAAGAAAGCCAATGCCATCAAAGCTGTGAAAGAAAAATTTGGGATAAATGCTGAGGAAGACGCGGCTGAAGCTATCTTAATTGCCTATTATGTAAAGCACCAAACACAAACTAATGAAGAAGGGTGGAGTGCTGACTAAGCACAAAATTAGGTATATATTCATATATGAAAAAATAAACTATAATTATAAGAGTTTATTTTCCGCTTATATCATGCTTGTAGATAGCTTCTATTCTTTGGAAAGAGTGATTTAAAAGACAAAAAACATAATTCGGACATAAAAAAAACCCTACTGCTTATTAAAACAGTAGGGTTTATTATTTTAAACTATGCCATCTTATATTAATCTTCTTTTTCTACCTCTACAACAATAACTTCTACATCTTCTTTGGTTCTATTCAAAGCAGAAATTAAATCATGAATATAATTAGAACCAGCCATGATGAATAATGCAGAAATAGCTTCACCTACAAAAGGAACTTCAAACTGAATATTTACCATTTGGAAGAAATCTAAATTTCCTCCATAAGCAAATAAAAGTCCTAGCAGTAATGCAATTCCCATTTTGATATTAAATTCTTTTAGATTAACATNATCAAGAACAGGNAATAATTTACTTATTACCTCTAATGTTCTTTCAACTACTACACTTAAAAAAATCCAAGCTAACAATGGATCCATTGTAAATCCTCTCCTTTTTATTTTTATTTATAGGGATAAACCCTACTAATAACTCCCATAAAGAAATGACCAATAGTTTTAAAACTGTCATGCTCTGCATTTGCCACTCTTGAAATCACTAATGAAGTAATAATATAGCTTATTATAGGAAATTGAGGTTGGAATGGCAAATAATCAAAAATAGTTAATGGCCAAAAAATATAAGCGACCAATAATCCTAATATAGGGGGTATAATTAAATCTTTCCAAGTTGGTGGTTTCTTTTCAAACCTGTCAAAACTTGGGAATGGCGGTAAATATTCATCTTCAGGAATGATTGCACGAGTTTTTAACTCTTCTTTTTTTTCTTCTTTATCTTCTTTTTTCTTTCCTGTTATCACATCAATCAAAGGATCAAAAATGCGATATAATGATTGCACAACTAAACCTAAAATAAATATATATAATCCTAATTCATATAAAAATATGTCACTCATAATCTATCATCCTTTATGAATTATGATAAAAGCTCTAATTCCTTGTTGTAATAGATTTCTGCGCATCATTTCCGCATTATCTCTTTCACGATAAGAACCAGCAACAACTCTATACCATACATCATTTTGAACTGGTAAATCAGGTGCTTCAGGTTCTTTTAAATGATTTTCTACATTTTTAACAAATTGATTCCAACCATTTTGTCGAGCCCTAATCCATGAAGGACAATTTTTACCTGACCAATCAAAATGCTGTTTTAAACAATCAGGAAAAGCAACAAGAGAAGGAACTTCTTGGATTAACCATGCGCATAGCCTTGCCGCGTGATCTTCAGCTTGTAAATAAAGTGATTCATTGCGTGGTGAAGCTAGCATTGCATAATCACAAATTTCTATTCCTATTGTTGTAGTATTTCCTGGGCCTAAGTTGTCTCCTGCGTGCCACCCCACTTCATTTAATGGTAAAGCTTGATAACAATCTTTTTCATCTATGCTAAAATGCCATGAAGCAGGTCTATTAGCTGCATCCATCCCTTTCACATATTGATGAAGTCTTGCGGCAGGAGCCCTTGAATAAGCATTGTGAATAGTAATATATCTTGGTGTCATTGTTCTTTGATATAAACTACTACTGGGATTAGTCATTGGCCTATTACGTCTTCCTGCAGGTATAAAATCTTGAATAATATTCATGAATATAAAACCTCCTTTTATTAATTTGAAAATGCTGTTATAGCACCATATATTGCTAACAATGAACCTACAAATCCTAATAAATACTTAATATATAACCATATATTGTTATATATTTCTTTTTTTGTTTCTTGTGCTGTTTTTAAAGTAGATACCTTTTTATTAATATGCTGTTCAAATAAATGTCTTGCTTCCGTATGTTTTAAAGCAAAATCATGATAATTTGCTATCATTTGTGTTAGTTGTTCTTCTGTTTTACTTTGATTATTTAATATAGTATTAATTGTTTCCGATTGAGTATCTAATTTTTGATTACTTGTAATTTGTGATTCAATTAATGGCATTATTCTTTCTTTATTGCAGTCTTCATAGTTGCATATAATCTTATCTATCTTACCTTCTTGTGGACATAATCTATCTGGATGCTTACAAGGCAATGCTTTTAAGTCGGCTTTGATTTCATTTAACATTTGTTCTATAACAATATTAAAATAATCTGTTGTTCGTCTTTCTTTTTTTAGTAAAAAATTATTTGTTTGTTTCTCTTGCTCTTTATCGCTCATTCTTCATTGCAAAGCCTCCTTACATAACCTAAAATATATAAAAAAAGAGAGCTTATAAAATAAGCTCTCTTGTAATTTTACTATTTAGTTTTTATTTATTTAAAATAAATCAAACCACATTTGTGCAGCTTCTACAGGGAATTGAACATCATATAATTCAAATGCTTCTCTAATGCTTACCATACCATCAACGTCAATATAGTCATTAATGTAGGTTTCAGAGATTTCACCTGAGACATCAATATATCTACGGAACTCTCCATCAGTTAAATCAACTTCATAATTAACAGTAAAAGTATCAATATAGTTAAAGTCATCATCATCAATCTCTTGTGTCATTCTTGTTTGTTCAATAATATGTGCTACTTCACCTTGATGTGGGCTAACATATGAACCATATAATTGTGTTGTTTCACCATCGCCATCAAAGTTAGCACGAGCTGCTAAAATTACTTCCATTGAATCAAATGGATGCTTATCTGATGTTTCTACAATAATTTCTTCATCAACATTAATTTCCCCAATTCTTTGATCAATACTTCTGGTAGAAGCTACTGTTCCTTGCCCTTCAATCAAACTTGCTCTTTGACCTCCAGTGGTATCAGTTCCTGCAAGTGTTTTCCAGTGTATGTCTCCATCAAGCATATATTCACCTTGAAGAATCATGTTACCTGGGGTTTGTTCTGCGGAAACTACTGAGACCAAACTGAAAATCATCATGATTGTAACAAGTAAAACTAAGATTTTTTTAATCATAAACAATCACTCTCCTAACATAAAATTTTTGATGCATTATTTTACTTACATCAATGTATATATTATACCATAAAATTGCGAATTTGTCAAGTATAAATTTAACAATTTCTTAACAATTTTATTTATTAGCTTGTTGAGAATTTTGATTCTGCATTATTTCTTCACATTCAGTAGGGAATCTATCTTTTAATGTTTGCTCTAATCTCTGTTTCTCATTAATTGCATTTTTTAAAATAGCATTTTCTAAATTTAATTGTGTTATTTTTTTTAATANCTCTTCAACAACTCCATTNCTAATTTGTTGAGACATAGTGTTTCCTCCTTTTATTGCGTATGCAAATATATAATTTCAACATCGGCTTTGCCATAACTTTGAATAGTAANATAAAATTTATTGTTTATAGCCGAAACTCCAGGAATTGCAAAATAATAATTATNATCTCCACCTTCTATTGAAGAGGGTGCTAAAAAAACANTTGACCAATCAGCTTCTNCTNCNCTTGGTTTAATAACTCCTTGACTAATAATCATAGGAAAATAAGCGTCCCAAGTATCATTAATGTTAATATGAATATTCGCAGTATGTTGTGTAGAATAACTTCTTCTGTATTGTGTTCTTACTCTCCCAGTTAATCTTACCACTCCATCTCCTCTGCTTAATCTTCCTCTCATATTTAAAGTTCTAGAACTACCTGATCTCACAGGAAAAGTATGTGAACCACCATGTCCTATATGTGCTGCTGTACCAATTCCATCACCAACTTGAGCAGCAACAAAACTTGTATTACCACTAGTGACTGNTACTTGAACTCCACCTTGTCTACCAATAGTTGTCCAACCATGAGACGGACCAGTAATATTTCGATCTACCCAACTACCACTACTAGATCCTATTAATGCACTATTATAGCTAGTATAATGAGTTGAATCGGGAGGTTTATAGCTATATCCTCTAAATCTCATTCCACAAAGGATAACTTCAGGGACATCAGATAAATCAACAAAATATGTTTTCATATTTTCTATAGTTTGCCAAGGAATTTTTGTGAATCTTTCAAATCCAATACGACACTCATCTATCCAAACATATTGACATTTATTTTCATCAACCCACACTTCTTTTACTTTATCAGGATCTATCCTAATTTCTGCCATGTCCTTTTTCTCCTTTTATGGACATATAAAATTGATAACCCCAGGAGGGTTAGGCAATGGTCCATTTTTTCTTATTACATATGCTTTAGTAGGTGCACTATTGTCTATATGACTAATAGCTGTTATTCCATGTAAAACTACAGAAGGTGGCTGAGCAAAAGGATCAGTCGTATGAACAGTTCCTTGAACACTTACTGCTCCATTAATATTATCAATAGAAATAAATGTATTACCACCTATTCCTAAATTAATACCTGCACTTTGTATGTTTATAATCTCGTCTGCTTCTAAAATAATATTACGATCTGCTTCTAAAACAAAATCTCTTTCTGCAACTACTCCTATATCTTCATCGCTATATAAGAAGGCAAAATCACCTTCAAAGAAAATTCCTGATTCATCTACAGTATCAATAACTCCTCCACTTTTAGTTGCATCAATTGCGACTAATTGAGTACGAGTATATGGCCAAATATCAGTTTGTATAAAACTAGCCCTAAAAATATCCTCTATATTAACATATGATCTAAGAGTTCCAACATGATTAGAACCTAAATCCAAAACATGGTTGCCATCTTTATGCCATGCTTTTAAATATCCTGCAAATTCACCTGTTTCATCATAGAACCGCAACATTTCTTCATTAATTTGCAGCCTTTTGATATTATCTTTATACAAGTCTATAAATGGCTTATATGTAGCATCACCTGAATGAAAAAACTCACCTAAGTGCATATAGTTATTATTTTCTGTTCCTGCAAATAATTCGCGGAAAGAGCCTGTTACCGCGTCTAAATTGCCACCTATTTGTAAGCGGCTTCCATCCCATTCTAAATAATGTTCTTGACCTGAATATAAATCAGTAGCACCTTTAAAATAAAAGCCATATAAATCACCAGGAACATAATCAGGATCATCAAAATCTCCTAAATCTCCTATATGAATACGTTTAACTTCATCCCTATCATAGACTTTAATACCTTGTCTATCCATAATGATATTGCCGCCTTCATTAATAATCCGCATTTCTGCACTCAACATAAGTTGACCTATTAATGTTTTTGCTACAATACCATTGCCATTAATAGCTGTATAAAAATTATTGCCACCGTCTGAGCTAATACCAATCCACCCTGCTACAATACGAATCATTTGCAAAGGATGATCAGGATTAGTAATAGTAATACCTTGTCTATCAATCTCTACTGAATTATTTACTCCACTTTTAATAGCTTGTCTTGCCGCGTCCCATGTATTACTTAATATTTCATCTAATTCAGTAGTTTTCTCTGTAGCACCATCCCATTTATATTTTTCTTCTAAAACTGTAGCAGCTGCCATTGTAGAAGTATTCATTTTCTTCAAGAATTTTTGTTGTTCTGTTAATACTTCACGAACATTAGATAAAACAAAATTTAATTGTTTGTCATTAGAATTCCAATTAATTTCTACTATCATACAAGCTACATTAATATTATGTTTTTCATGTTTAACAATTATGGTATCATAAATACCTGCTAAAATAGGATTATAAAACAATTTATTGTAATCATAATTTGGTTCAATCATATCTAAAAAACTAACTAATTGCAAATTTAAAACTAAAGTAGGTTCATTAATTTGTTCAAAATATAACTTTGCTACAGTTAATAGATCATCTGGATTAATAATATTACTATTAGAATAAGTTTTTTCAATAATGAAATTATTTCGTTCTTGTAATTCAGCTTCAGTAAAATTATTACTTAATGCTAATTCTTCTTTGATTTCATTAATATCTGCATCAACCGCAGCAATTTCCTCTTGTTTATTGGTTACTAATGCTTGTTGTTCATTAAAAGCTTTTTGTTTTAAAGGTTCATTATATTTTTCCAATAGTGTGGTTCTTGCTTGCTCTTGAACAGAATAACCAAAATGATTATCTACTTCCATCCCATCAAAATCTACTACTAAAGATGCTGATCTGCCAAGAGCATGAGGAAAAGTAATAGTGAAATAAGCTGTATCAATTACTTCTCCTCCAGGCTTATAAATTATATTTTTCTTTACTGTAATGTTGCCAATATCATAAACAGTTTCTAAAGCTGTCTTTAAATTTGCTTCACTAATATTCCAATCTAAAGGAGCAGACCATACAATATTACTATCTGGATCAGCTGCATCACCAAAAAGCCATGTGCCTCCTGCGGGCTCTCCCATGAAAATAACTTGAATTTCTTGTGTTCCATCATCATTATATTCTTGTTCTGTTACTCTACAAATTTCTAAATCAAAATCAACAGTAATATCTCCACCTACATCAATATGTAGTTTATCTATTCCTGTAAATTTATAAGCAACATACCAAGTATTACTTGGTTCTCCTGCAGTAATATTATCTCCATTGATTAATACTGCAGCAT